AAGAAAGAGCACCCACACGAGCCGGCAAGCTCCAAGGTGCCCAAACAAAATTAATCAATTAAATTGTAAAACAGAAGAGAGGGAAAGTCAATGAATTTGAGACAATGGGTATTAAAACAGTCTGCTTTGTTCAAGGAAATGAAGCTGTATGAAAATTTCGATGATAATATTAAGATATGCACAGGTATTACAAGTGGCGTACATGTGTACAAAGGCTTGGAAGATATGGCGATAGCGGTAGGAGCTGATCTATACATAAACAATTTGGGGCGCGTCGCTTTTAAGTATAACAATGTTGAGTTTTTCCAGCTGGGTTAGGAGGTGCATAGATGGGAAAATATAAGTTCAATGATGATATCCCGGCAGAAGAGGCAGTTGCATTGATTCGTGCGGTAGAGAGATATGCAAATGCGCGTTGTGAAACAGGTAGAATAAGTATAAGTGAGGTTTTCGCAATTTTAGGAATAGAGGAAGTGGAGGAGAAAACGGTGAAAAATAAGAAGGCGAAAGAATTAGTTGTTGGAGATGTGATTCGTATCGAATACGGAGATTATGACAATTTCGTAAATTTCGAAGTTGACCAAGTTGTTAATAAAGGAAATAAAACAGAGGTAAAGTGCCATAAGGGCAGAGTTG